GTTATTGATGAGACGTTTAGGCTGTTTTCTAAAGTTTGGCTGCTTTGTATGTATTTGTGCCAAGCCGCCGCAACGCCTGACACTGCACGACTAGCTGTTTCACCTGTAGCTTTGATGTTTGTGACCGTTAGTGTTGACAAGGTACACCTCCTTTAGCTCGACTGAGCTTGTGCATAATAGCATGTGCAGTTACACCGTAATCGCCTGCAATGCTTTGGAATGTTTCACCTTGATTGCGTCTTTCCTGAATTACTGGAATATCCTCAACAGGTACTTTCATAGCATACTGGCTTGGGGATTTCTTGCCTAGAGCATCAAAGCTATGCTTTACGTTTTCGCTATGCGTCACCCACTCAAGGTTGTCTGCATTGTTGTTCAGCTTGTCACCGTCTTTGTGGTTGATCTCTAGCCCATCGGCATATCCATCACAGAATGCACGGGCTACAAGGCGATGAACAAACACTGTCTCTTGACCACCGTGAAAACCAACACGCTCGTAACCGTTCTTACCAACAGTTGTCTTGCGAATTAATCCATGCTTATTGCGGATTAAACCAGTGTTACTGACCTTACCACAATCCTCAAACCCAACAATCGGCCTCCATACCATACTCATGCTAGGTCTCCTAACACTGATGCGCTGTTGTGAGCTACGTCAACATATCCTGAAGAAGCACCTGTTCGCATTTCAAAAAGCGAAGTCGTATTAGTATTATAATTAGATCCAGTTCTGTAAGTTGCAGCAGTCGATTGCGCAACACTGTCAGCAGTAATTGCGTAAGTTGCAGAAGACATACTTGATACCATATTTATATTATACTTACCCGTATCATTATCTACTAAACCACTTACGCCAAAGCTTTCGTATATTGCTACCGTGCCTGTTCCGTCCCAATGTACCCAAGCCTTAGCAGCACTCTGCTTGTACAAGTCGATAGGGCCAGTGCCAGCCGCATCACTTATCGTATTTGCTCGTATATCAGACAATGCTCAAGTTCCCCCCTGTTGTGACGGTGATAGTAACACCCGATGCCACGGCCAATGGGCCAGTAGCAGAGGCATTCTCTGTCGCGTCGATGGTTACATTTGTGTTGAGGGTTTGCTCAGACACACGAAAGATGTCACCAGCCGCAGCCGCAGGGCCAAGCGTACCGCGCTCGCCCTTGTATCTACCCCCGCCAACCGCAGTCGCAAGATCAACCGCCGTAAACATCAGCACATCGATGATGTCGCCAGTTGCAGCACCAGATGTCAGCACAACGTCAGATCCGTTAGTAGCCGTGAAATCGGTGCCATCGACCAGCCTCACGCCGTTCATGTAGACATCCACAAAGCCCGCCGTGTAACCCGCCGTGGGAAAGCTAGTTTGCCCAGATGTAGCCGTAAAGGTCTGCCGCGTTTGGGTGGCCTGTGGTACTGGTGCGGGGCCTATGTATCCTGACATTATAAAGCTCCTATGATAAACGCCAGTAGCTCGCTGTAGCGAACACCAAGCCTAGTGCGCTCTGTAGCACCCTCTGGCGCTTCTTCTTGTGTGTCATATGTGTCGGTGCGGGTGTAGGCATCCTTGGCTTCTACAGCCTCAGTGACTACGTTGCCCTCTTCGTCAAGCACCTCTGCCACAGCTTCTACCGCTGGCACCTCAACGTCATGCTCCCACCAAGTTGTAGAAATAAACATGGCGTAATCACCAGCGTCTAAACCTTCAGCCGAAAATGCTGCTTGTAGATCCTGTGCAATGATACCAAAGTGCGTTCTGGCCTCATCACCCTTCTCAGCTACTTTATCCTTCCAGCGAAACTTACGCATCAAGCCTTTAGCTGCTACAGCAACACGTTGCTCTGCGTCAGATAGCTCTGCAATGTCTTGCTTTTCGTTGCGGTCAGATGTTTGGATTGTGCCGTTGGTGGCGTAGATGTCATCCCAGCGATATGTGCTAGAACCAACATCTTTTGCATTATCAACCCCAGTCCCACTGCCATTAGTGGGCCAAATATCATTTCCAGCAAAACGTATACCCGTGCTAGTTGAAGCTACATATATCCTTCCATTATTAGACCCAATATTCCCCACAGTGGAGCCGTCTTTTTGGAAGCGGGCTAATTCGCCATCGGTACTTAAACGGTTGGCGTAAAGTGCAAAGTTACTCGTTGCTGTAGCAACAACTTGACCAGTGCCGCCCTCAAGCAAAATACCCTGTGTACCACTGCTTGCACTCGTCTTGCCCACCAGCAAGTTACCGCTCGCATCGAGGCGCATGGCTTCTGAGCCGTCAACCCTAAAGTTAATGCTAGAGTTGGTTGCCGCAGCACCTTCATCAGACGCAATAGTAAATGTCCCGCCATTATTGCGTATCTCTGCGTATGTTGTGTCATCCGTATCAGTCAGATGTATCGTCGCATTTGAGGAGGCCACGTCAAGGTCAGCACTAGGCGAACTCGTCCCAATGCCTACCCGATTATTCGTGCTGTCAACATACAGCGTGTTTGTGTCTACTGTCAGATCACCACTGACGTCAGCATCACCAACTATATCAGCCCCAGTGGTACTGAGGTTTACCGTCTTGCTTCCAATGTATCCCGCCATTAGGTTTGCTCCAGTACGCTCAAGATCACATCCGTTGAACTGGCTGTGTCGCTAGTGACAACCACGGTGTCTGTGGTTTCTAGGATGACCTTGCCATCCAAGACAGACAGCGCTGAATTTGCGGGGATCGGAGCGCCCTTCACCAAGTAGACGCCAGCTACCTGCACATCGACTTTGATCTGGCTGGTTGTTGTGTTTGACAAGTTGCAGCCCATCATGATCGCGGTAGTTGAAGCAGCAACCGTATATACGGTTGTAGCCCCCGTTCCGACTGAACCAGAGGTGTAATTTTTAAACGTGTTAGCCATTGTCTATCCTAGCGCAATATTTAGATCAAAAAGGTTGTCAGCGTCCTCAACGGTAAACCCGATAAACACAATCCCATCGCCACTAAGATTAATCGCAGCATCGCTGTTGCTGCTCTCGATCACATTGCGGGTAAGGGTTGTGCCAGAAGCCGTATATACGCCCGTGCCGATTTCCCAGTTATTGCCATCCTCTAGGACGTAGCGAACAACGTCACCATCGGTAACGCCAGATGCAGCAAATGTCTGGTAGCCATCCTCTGCTGCGCCGAGTGTAATGGTGCCGGTGCCAGTTGTACTGGTTGCCACCTTAGCTCTGTTTGTCAGCACAACCATGTCTATACCTTACGCTGGATCTGGGATGCGGATGTCAGATGCAGTCAACGAGAATGTGTTGCCAGATGTAACCACCTGAGATGCCGACAGCGAGCCAGTCGCCAGCAAGCGGCTGTTGCCGGTGTCGGATATGGCGTAATGCGTAGCCGTGCCGGTGCCTGTCACAGATGCGCCGCTCACAGCAGCCAGAGTAACCTTGCGCCCGTTTGGCGAGGCATCAGCGGGAGCCGATATGCTTATGCTGGTTTCGTTGCCAAGCGTGTATGTGCTTGTCGCCTCCGCATATGACGCTGGCTCCTGCGAGCAAATATCAACGCGGTTGGCCTCCGTATCCAGAACGGTTAGACCGTTGTCTAAAACGCGATCATTTAAAGTCGCCATCAGTAACTCCTAGCTTTCATCTTGAGGCCAACGCCGCCATATTTTGCGCTTTCATTGTCTGAATTTATACCACTGATGGCATTATTCAGCAATGACGCCCAAACTTGTATGCGACTGTCGTCGGCAAGGTAAGGCGCGCTGTGAACCAACGCGCCGTATAAATACGCATCTGGGTAATACGTTAGAAGCCAGTTGCTTGTGTTGACGTCGCTCAATGCGGTTGGCCTGCCGTAGTAAACCATTTCAAGCGTTAGCGTGTCAGAGTTTGGATTTGGGTACACCTCTATCGAGCCGTCGGTGATCGCGTAGAAACGCGGCGTGCCGCTTGTGTTTTGGCCAAGCTGGCGTTGCTCCATCATCTGCGACTGACTGATCGGCTCCAGCGGGCTCGTATTTCCGCTCAACATGCTAAGCCTGATCGGCTCCAAGAAGTCTGCAGGCGGAGACGTGTACTGGCTATCAATGACAGCGGTCGAGCGCTTTTCCATGCGCCAGTGCCGGATCTTGCGATTAAAGTCAGCCTCGGCCAGCGCGATAAATGTCGGGATGGCGCTCGTCAAATCGGTGCGGTTTAAGAAGTCCGCCACGCTCGTTTTAAGCTCCGCATATGTTGTCAGTGCCATCTGCTATCCTTAAAGCGTTCCGGCTCGTGTCCGAAAAACGCGGTTATCTCTGTCGTTCAGCCATTTCTTCAGACGCTTAGGGTCATCCACAATGCCTTGTCTCTTGAGCTGATAATACACTGAAAGCGGGATCGACGCCACCTTCGGCATGTCGCCAAACTTGCCGTCAATGTTATTATAAGCTCGCTTGTTGCTTTCCGCGATATGCTGGGTGTCTTGTACAGTCTCCACCACATATTCGCCTTTGCCGGTGACGTGCCAGTATTTCGTAATGCCCGTGTCTACGTCGCGGCTGAATAATCTTTTCATGCTGCCTCCTGTGATAGTGGGGCGACGCCTAAACGCCGCCCCTCCAATCTTATGCTACGTTCAGATCGAACACGCCGCCATGCGCCGCTTCGTTTGATACTTTCAAGCCATACTCTGCAAGCATCATAGCTTTGTCAGCGTCACCAGTTTTGGCGAGATCCACTGAGTTGATCGGACGCAGATAGCATACTGATGCATATTCTGGGTCGAGCAACCACGCGTCACGCTCACGCTGGAAGCGGTTTGGCACAACCTGAAGTGTACCAAAATCTGACATATACACGTCAGCAGCACCGATAATTGTGGTCGGGCTGTCGCTTGGAGCCATGTAACGCTGAGCAGCAATACCGGCAAAGCCTGACACAACGGTTTTGTTGTGCGGGCCAACCATCAGGATTGATGGGTTGCCGCCAGACGTAAACGCTTGCTGCATCACGTCCTTGACCATTGCTTCGGTCAAATCGCGTTGCGTGCCGTCGTTACGAGCGTCTGAGCCGTCGTTGGCAGTTGGATCTGTACCGTCACCAGCTTTGTTGGTGTTGGTCGCAATCCACGCACCCAAGCCAGCAGTCTCGCGAGCTGTAGATGAGTTTCCGGCTGCCCGAGCGTTATTGTCAGTTAAAACTGCTTCGATATCGCGCTTTAACTCGCGGCCCCGCTTGGCCATCTGGTATGCTTTCTCGTCATTTCTTCCGGCCAAATCTTGTGCATTCAAGTTGTCTGCAACAATCAATGTACGACGTGAAATGTGCGTATAGTTACCAATGCGAACCGTTGCGGCTGTGCTGTCGAATGACGTTACGTCGTCGCCATCAATTACCGCTGTCTTATCAACAGCCGCAAGCGAGTCAGTTTGCCACTCGAAAAACGTGTTTGAAACGCTTTCTGAGCCGATATTACTTTGCAGAGGCACCTCGTCGGGCGAGATATTCGCAATTACATTTGCGAGGCTCTCGCGGATACCTTTGGCGTCAAATGACGTAAAGGTGTTTGCTACTATTGCCATATTTTTTCTCCATTATAGCAAGGCTTTAATTGCAACCGCTGCATCTTGCACGCGGCCAGACTTCTGTAGGCGCTGTTGCGCTTCCTGCGCGGCAGTCTTCGGCTTTGGTGCTGAACCGCGAGAACCTGCTTTTAGAGTTTTGCTGCGCGGCTTCTTAGGCTTCACTTTCGCCTCGTTAGCACGCGTTTCGCCTCTATCGTAAAGCATGGCTTTCCTCGCCAATTTGACCAATGTCGCGTTTTTAAGCCCTTGAACGTCATCTTCGTTAAAACCTTCTGTAAGAAGGAAGTCACGAATTTGCCCAGCTTCTGTAGATGCAACCTTCTGGTCGCGCCATTCTGGGATCAGATCAGGCAGAGCGGTTCTTTGCTCTTCCAGATACTGCTGTTCCATTTGCTGCATTTTCTTCTGCTGAAGATCACGCAGGCGGGCCTGCTCGGCTTGAACGGCTTGCATCTGAGCGCTCTTCTGCTCTTGCTGCTTTCGCCACTGTCGCTCCGCTTTCGCTGCCATCGTGGGGTCTGTGTCGTACAGTGTATCCCAATCCGGCTCTTCTTGTACCGATTGCTCAATCTGCTGGCTTAACGCTGGCAGTAGTTGAGCGTATTGCGCACGCTCCCGCTCGATTGCTTCGGCTTCCGCTGCATACGACTTGCGCATCTCAGCCAGCTCCTGCGTCTTACGGGTATAGTCTCGATGCCTTAGATGTCCGCTTTTCAGATCCTCGACCGTAATCTCTTCGCCGTCTACTTCCACCGTGGCGGATAGTATGTCGAAGGATTGATCGCCGGAACTGTCGGCGTCGTCCTCTTCATCAAGCTCGACCTCAGATCCTTCGACGGGTGAATTGTCGATCTCTTCGTCAGCCATTTCGACATCAGCTTGATCCTGATCTTCAGTTTCAGCTTCAGTCTCTAGCGCATCAGTTGCCTCTGCATTATCCTCTTGGGGTGCAAACATAGCACTGATTGCATTTTGCGCGTCGGTCAGGCCAATCCCTTGCGGGGTGTTAGTATCTGACATTTTGCGTCAATCTCCTTTATTATGCGGCTATTTCTGTTTCATTTCAATAGTCGCGTTGTCCGCCATTGCACGCAGGGATTGCTGAACCAGCTCAACCCCGCGCAGTTTCATGTAGACAGCCTCTCGGTTGTCCGCATCGCCAACGCCAGTCGCTTTGAACTCGCGCCAGCAATCCTGCTCGATCTCAGCGAGAAAACGCTTGAGGTCGGTATCGTCTAAAAGTCGCTGCGCCTGCTTGCCGTCATCAATGACCTGCTGCTTAGTCTTCACGCGCAGCCTCCTTGATTACGTCCGCCTGCGCCTTCAGAACCTCGCGGTTGATCGCCAGCTCGGATCTGATCTGCTCCACGTTAAGCTGCCCACCATATTTAGCCTTCATCTCTTCCGCTTTCACAAATAGCTCCGCCTCTAGCTCGTCACGCTTGCGGTCGTCTTCCATCTGCATTTTCTCGCGGTCAAGCTGCAACTGCGCGGCCTTCTTCTGGATGTCCGCTTGGATCTGCTGGATCTGCACTTGTATCAGCATCTCGTTCACGTCCGGCTTGTCTTGCTTCGGAGGCGGCGTAAACTCTGCGGGGTTGCTCCAGAATTGCGACGTGTCCTTGAAGCCGGCCAGCTCTGTCATCGCCTTCAGCGTGTTGCTCAGCTTCGTGATGTCGGTCAGCGGGTTCTGCGGCCCCATGGTCTTCATCGCGTCCTTCTGCATCTCGCCGATCTGGCGCAGCATCATCATGCGCTCGGCGTCTGTGCCACGGCCAAGCGCGACGTTGATCGAGACGTCCATGTTACTATTCCACACGCGCGGATCAATCGGCACGAACTCATTGCGCAGGCGAACCATGCGAGGCGCGTCCTGATGCGTCGTGATCAGGTGCAGCACGATCTTGAACAAGTCTTTCATGCCGGTCTCGGCAAAGACGCGCGCGATCAGCTCGATGTGCTGCTGCGCGGCGCTCACAGTCGCTGCAACGGCGCTGGCAGTGGTAGACTGCAACACGTTGGCGTCTAGCCCCTGAGACGCCTTTGAGATGCCTGTGCGGGCCTCTTTGACCTGATCCATATATTGCAGGACGGGGAACGCCTCGCGGCCAACAAATGGCATCGAAAGCGGCTGCACCTGACCGGCTTGGCGCTGGCGGATGATGCTGCCGACCTCTGTGTTCATGACGTCGTCTAAGTTAACCATGCCCTCTGTGACAGCCACGCGTGGGTGTATGGACATGGCCAAGCTGTCCAGCGTGTTACGCATGATGACAGACTTAATCCGCTGGATGTCCATGACGGTGTCCGCCACACTAATACCGAAGAAATCGTGCGGCTCTGGATCTGGGCAGAACGTGGCGAAGGGGGCCATGTCAATTGGCTCGTTGTTCAGTATCTTGTTGCCGTCGCCCGCCGTGCAGATTTTGCGCAGCTCCGCGATGCCGTCGCCGTCATAATCAACGCGGATATAGTTTTCGACATAAAGCACCTTACGCATCGCCGGATCGTTGCGCTCGTTCATCTCGTTTGTCAGCGCAGGGTTGCGCGTGTACCGCTCGACGTTGGTGTTCATGTCGTCATACGCGGATGACATGCCCGCGACCTCGTCGTAGTCATATCCCATCGCAACCAGCTCTGAGACGGTCACAATGCGCCTGTGGGCGACGTAATCTGCTTCCGCGATAGATTTGGCCTCGCGGGAGATTAACAGCTCCTCGGGCGGCACAGCCTCCAGCTTAACGCGTCCGTCGGGGCGCGTATATTCCACGCGCACGTCGTGCATCATCGGAGGCGGCAGCATCTCACCCGTCATGGGGTTTAGCGCAGGCTCGCCGACAGGCATAGACGCCTGCACGGTGATCATGGCGTCGGGGTCAGCGGCAAGCGCCGCAAGCGCGTTGTCGTCGAGGCCGGTGTAATTGTAGGCGTCAATCGTGGTCTGGTCATCCCACCAACACTTGAGAATGCCAACCTTGCGGATCAGCGCGTCCTTGAACGCGGAGTGCATGGCCAAGAAGCCGTTGTTGTCGCGGTTGATGATGAAATTCGCGTAGTCGGTCGCCTGCTCCGCCGCAGCGATATCCTCCGGCCCCTGCGGCGCGTATTCGACGGTGTTATCGGTGCTATGGAAGATCCGCATTAAGGATGGCAGGATGGCCTGTACGGTATCGCGTACGTCCATGCTGACCACTTGGCTGCGCCCGTCCTCTTCATCGCCAAACGGCTCGCCCCGATAATACTCGGTCGCCTGCGCGCGGATCGGCGAGATGTTGTTGTCGATGTAGTCAATCGCGTCGTCGATCTCCTTGCCGACAATGCCCTGCAGCTCGTCGTCGCTCATCACGTTGGGGTCGATTTCCTGCTCCAACTCGTTGACTAGGTCGTTGATCTCATTTTCCATTTCGGTGTCCTTTATCGGCGGGCTTGCAGGGATTTAAGGTATTCGTCTATCACGTTCAACTGCTCCGGCTGACTGTCGCGCATTGCTGCAATCGTTCCGGCGACCATAGTGGGCGCTACGGCTCCCTGCGGAGACGCTCCAGTTGCCCTAAGCGCGCGCATTGTGGTCTTAGCCATGGGCTTCATAAATGGCGCCGCAGTCATCAACACGTCGGCCCCTCCGAGCAAAGCCTCCAAGCCGGATGCCTTCATTCCTGCGGCGTCGCCATCTCTCATGGCGCCCAAAAAGCTGCGCCCGCCTCTATATGCGTCTTGCCCACCAATAACCGTTCCAAGAACGGGCGCGTAGCTTGCGCCTACGGCGGCGTCGTATGCCGCTCTGGGGTTCTGCGTTTGCGCTAATACGGCGTCGAAGATGCTCATCTGCGTGGGGTTTTCTAGCGGCTGGCGGAAGTCTACTGCGCGCTGCAAGTCTTCGTCTGAATACACATAATCGCCTTGCTCGCGATATGATCGTCCAGTCATGGGGTCTGTCACGATCTTGCCGGTGCGCGTCTTATATGCAGCGCCTCCGCCCTCGTCCTCGCCAAGCATTCGGGAAAATGTTCTTCGTATATCAGCCATTATGAGCCGCCTGCTAAATAGTTAAGAATGTCGTCTGAAGGAACAGCTTGCCCATCAGATTGCTGCGCGGCCAGCAAACCTGCGCCTGCAGCGCCCATGAGCGGTATCTTTCGATTAAATACAAGCCGAGCCGCCTCTGGAGTCGTAATGCCTAAATTTTTAGCCGTCACATCGAGTCTTTCATCAAACACGTCTGACACAGTCTTTGAAGCGCTGCCGAGATTTGTTTCATCGCCAAGTCCAAACCAGCCAAGCGCCTGAGCTTCTGCCGGAGAAACGCCAAGCTCTTCAGCGACGTCGTGATAAATATCAGCAAAGACTGGATATTCTGTTTGAGCGTTAACTTTTCTGCCGTCAACTTCAATAACCTGCTTGCCAACGGTGTCGTCAATCATATTCGGCGTCAGTGTCGTCGGGTCTTTCCGGTACTTCTCAACAAACTTGGGTAATATGAACCCTTCTGGCACGCTTCCAGCGTCCATCTTGTTCATCGTCATCAGAGCGCCGCGAATTGCATGTGTATCGACAGTGACGCCTGACCTGTTGCCGACCATATTAGCTCCAAAGGTCGCTGGTTTGGTGTTTGTGGCGCGGTCAATGGTGCCGTATTTCGCTATATCGTCTAAAAGTATGCCATGAATACCGCCCTCATTTACCATCATCCCATAGCCCTTTTCGTTTGGGGCTGTGCCGCCAGACCCGCGCCCAACGACTTCTCGAAAAGGTATTCCTGCCTGCTCTTTAGCCATCACATTCGTAGCGTTTAAAATATTTGGCTCAACCTTTGTTCGAGGCGACGTGGCCGCAAATCTTGACGAAAAATCGTCTAAGTATGACTTAGCTTCCGCATCGCTCAATCCGGCGCGCTTAGCCGCTCGATATAATGGCCCGTCACTGTGGTAAAAGTAGCGCGCGTCACCCTCAAGAACACCACTTTGCCTTATCCTGTCAGCCAAAGCCTTAGCAATTGCTGGTCTGTTCTCCACTAACGAGCGACTTCTGTCTTTTTTAGGCAATGGCGCAAATGGATTTGGATTGCGCGGGTACATTGCCCCCAGATCCTCAGAAAATGTAACAGGTGCTGGCGTCTGATAGTCAGCGTCAATAAAAGGCGTTCTGCTTGGATCAGGTTGAACGCGCTTGTCCGGCTTCAACATCATCTGATCATACTTTTTATCGTAAACAGTCTTTAACGCGCTACGACCACCCGCCATCAATAGGTCTAAAATACTTTTTGCCGCTGCCATCTTAACACTTCCACCTTCTGCGTGCTGCCTTGCCGCGTTCACCCGTCCAGCCGCGTGAGCGGGCGCAGAACGACTTTTTACGCGCTTTCTCTGATTTCGTTTTGGGGCTCGGCGCGGGGGCTTTTAACTTGCTGCCGGTCGCCTTGTTATATTTCGCGCGCCCCTTGGCGGTCAAACCGCCGCCACGCTTCACCGAAAGCTTCTCGCCGCGCCCAACAGATAAGCTTGGGCCTGATTTGCGTTTGGTCGCCATTACTTTTTCTTCGCAGGCTTCTTCGCGGTCTTCGCGGCCTTCTTAAACGCTTTGGCGGTAGGCGCGCCCTTGCTGCCAGCTTTGCGCATCTTTTCCTTTGAACCCGCCGCGATGCGCTTACGCTTCGCGTGGATGTTTGCATATAAACCCGTCTTAGCCATCTACGCTCCTTCGCCCCACTGGACGCACTTGTAATCGGTTGCGCGGTACGCAGGAAACATCTGCCGCGCGTATTCCAGCCCGCTTGGTATGGACTGTATGCACTGGCTCTCGCTCTGCATCACGGGGCTGCCAAACGCAAAGCAACCACCCTCAACGCTGCAAAGCAGAAGCAGCGCCGTCCACATCACTTCTTACGGGCGGGCATCTTCCGCTTCGTCGTTGTGCCGTACTGCTTCTTCTTTTTCATCGCAGACGCTGCAGCTTTCTTGCCAGCGGCTGTGTACGGGAACTTTTTACCACCTACATTGGGCATCGCAATCTCCATAATATCTTGCGATATAATAACATTAAAACGCCAAAAAGAAACCCCGCGCGCTGGGAGGGGCGCAACGGGGTCAAGTTGTGCGGGTACAGGGAGGAAAACCCGCGATGAGGTACAGACGTGGACATGAAACCACTCTGAGCAAGACCAAGGTAAACTTTTTTCAGAGAAAATGCAAACCCGCCCCTAAACGACCCCGCGTATGCCCCTGCGAAGGGGCGCGCCCCACCCGCCAACCTTGGAGCCGAAATGCATCGCCGTGTGGTCTGTCGCCAGTGACAGGCACACGGCGTCGGCGCGATCTGGCGAGGCAACGCGCCGCTTCTTCATGCTGTCCTTGCTCTCGACCTGCATCTTGCCGCTTGACGTGAAGTGATATCGCGGCGCTGCCAGCTCAGCATATAACGCGTCGTCACGCGGCAGCTTAACATCCATACCCTCCAGCCACGCCTTCGCCTTGAACCACAGCTCCGCGCGCAGGTTCACATATGTCTGATTGGCGGCGGCGCGCTCCGACACGTTCAACCCGCGCGCCGGAAGCCCCACCTCACGCAGCCGATCCAACACGCCTGCGCCGAACCCGTTGCTATCCACGATGATCTCCTGCGGGCGCTTATCCGCTGGCAGCGCGTCATACTCCGCCTTCACGGCGCCCGTAAGCTGCATCAAATCGAGGTTACGCCACACGCTGAGCGGATGCACGACGGGCCCCTGACGCTTGGCCAAGACAGACGCATCCCCGCCCTGACGCGCGACGTCCAGACCCCATATGCTCGCCGTATTCTCATGCACACGCACGTCGCTGGCCATGGCGGCCTCGATCAGCGAGACGGGTATCACCGTGTCCTCCTCGGATGGCGGGAAATTGCCAAGCACGCGCACATGATAGGCGGGGCTATCGATTCCGTAGCGGCGCTGCATATCCTCCACGAAGTCTTCGCTGACGCGCGGGCTATCAACGCAGGAAACATGCATCGTGTGCCAGTCGTCGCGCAGCCGGTTGTGCGTCTCGTAGAAGAACCCCGTGTTACGCGTGGGGTTGCCCGTCAGCACCGTCGTCGCGGTGTGGCCGGACATCGACCCACTGGCAGCCTCAAACACGGCCTCGGGTATCCCGCTGGCCTCGTCAGCAAGAAGCAGCACCGAGGGGCTGTGAACTCCGGCCAGCGCCTCGGGCTGCTCCGCCCGTGACGTCCTGCACGATATAAACGTGCTTTCGGGGTGGCTCTTCAGCTCAATCCGATCAGACTTCACCTCCAGCAGGCTGTCAAACGGCGGCTTCAGCTTCTTGGCCAATGCCTTCATCTCAGCGAACAGCGCGTCAAATAGCTGCGCGCTGGTGGGCGCCGTGACAACCGTCTTGCTCGGCACGCGCATCAACACGTGCCACAGAGCAGCCATGGCGACGCCGGTACTTTTGCCGACGCCGTGGCCGCTGCGCACGCTTACGCGGCGTATGGCAGGCGCGGAGACGGCGTCCAGCAGCTCAACCTGCCACTCGTCGGGCTCGATGCCAATGACTTCCTCGGCAAAGCGCACGGGGTCATCACGATAGCGACGCATGAGCGCCAGAAACGGGTTATCTTGGGGTGCGGGGGTGCTGGTCATTTTTTCGCGTGGCTCCTATTTCTCGGGAAGCGTGAAGGGGTGGAGGTGGGTAGCGGGGTGCGTGGGGGGGTCATTGCAATTGCACCCCGCCGCGCCAAAAGAGGGGGGGGTCAAACCTGACCATCTGGTCAAAATATGGCCCCGAAACCGGCTGGAATCGCATAATCGTTATTATGTTAAATTTATTATGTAGCAATATCAGCACGTTAGCGTTTTACAACTATTTAAAGTTGTATCGTTGTGCATATTGCTGCGCTGCGGAGCGTCGATATTTGACCATTTGGTCAAAAATGTGTAACCGCGCGCGCCTATGCGCTTCCCTCTCTTGATGTGTAAAATCGCCATCATTCGCCCTCCTCGTCCACAATCTCAGCGTCCTCGATGTCGTCCACGTCGCCAAGCAACTGCGCTGCCTGCGCGTGCAAGTCGTTCACGCTGATGTTGATAGCGATGTCCTTCTGGCGCACGTCGTATTGCTGGTTCAGCTTCGACGCGATCCACTTGTCTGTGTCCACCTGCAAGCGTGACACGTTCACCGTCGCGGGATCGGCGTTCTGCGCCGTATCCACAGCGCGTGACGCGAAGAAGTGCCCAGCGGCCTCCTGTGCCGCTCTGTAGCGATCCTTACGCCCACGCTCAGCATCGAGCCACTTATTCCATAGCTTCCACCCCACATTGAACTCGCCAATGATCTTGCTCACGGTTTCACCGCGCGACATCCTATCGAATATCTCGTCCTCGCCGACCGCGTTGATCGCCGCGATCTTCGCCTTCCCTATCTCACCCATCGCCAGCCTCCAGTTCACCCGCGATAGCAGCGTACCCGCAGACGTCCACCCAATTGTCCGAGTGATCGCTTGAGCGCGACCGCGATACCTTGAGCAGCACCATCATCGCCGCCACGTCCACCTCCGTCACAGGCACGCCGAGATACGCTGACCACATGCCAGCAATGGTCGCGTGCGACGCCTTTGCGGAGCCATACGTCCGCTGCCTGTCGCCCGTGATCAAGTCACCCGCCGTGCGTAAAATATCTTCCCTCGTTACCATGGTATATCGTCCTCAATGTTATTGTTGCCATCTCCGTCCACCACACGCGTCACCTTCGCGTTGGGAAACGTCTCAAACGCCTTCTGCAAAAACGCCTCGCTGAAGTGCTGCTTCAGTATACACGCCGCATCCTCAAACGAGTAGACCACCCACTCGGGATACCGCTTGCGCAGTTCCGCGCATCCCTGCCTCGCGAAGCACACGATCTGCCCGCCATCCAGCTCCACGCACCACGCGTGCGGCGACAGCGGCTTATGCCCCGCGCCTTCCGCTTCCGCTTCCATGCGCTTCCACCCCGCCATGAGCTGCGTGGCGATCTTGTTCGTCCGCACAACGTCACGCTCCACGACCGCCTGCTTCAGCGCCTCGTAGGCTGCCTCGAACTTGCCTGCCAGTTCCGGCGATACCAGCGACGGCAGCGTGTCACCCCACCGCTCGGTCATTTCCCTCGCCACCCGATCCAGCGGTTCGAGCTGACCCCAGACTGCCGCCGGTATAGGCTCCGTCCTTTCGCCAACCGTGAACGTCCCCTTCGACGCTATCTGCTTTGCCGTAGGCCGACGCCCTTTATGCTTAGCCATGACCATGCCCCCTACGCATCCCCATCAAATCAATCTCCGCACCTTGAATAAATACGCCCGCACTTCTCTCCGCACCTTGCATATATATATGCAAGTGGTGCGGCGGAAGATTTCTTGCCGTATTTACCGCACCCTCGGCACCACGCCGCACCATAAGTGCGGTAAGTGCGGAA